GAAAATATTTGACGTATAGTTGGATACTGACTTTCTTGACTATACTGTGGTAAAAAAGTATATCCGTATCTGTTTGGAACAATTCCATAATTGGTAAATCCATCTCCCTCTTTTGGTATGTTTTGTATTGGTGTTGGATTATTATCTAAATTATAAGTGTTGGGAACAGCTTTATTGGTATCTGAAAATACTGACGCGAAGTCACCTTTTTTATCTAGATATAATGTTCTTGGTATATCGGATTGGTTTAGTGAATTAAAGTTAAAACTAGTTGTGTTACCAACTGTTAATGAATCAGAGCCAAAGTTTTTAGTTATTGCCGATAAATCAGATGTTGGTGTTACCAATCTAGATATTAATTTAGCTCTTCCAACCGATGCATCAATCTGATGTCTAGTAGGAACTGGAGCATATACAGCACTTGTAGGTGGTTGAACATTAGGTGGTCTTATCGGTGATGTTATCGGTGGTGTAGCATCATCAATGGTGTTGGTGGTCTGTGTAGTACCAGTTTCCGTTGAACCAGCTCCTCTGGATAAATTTGATGTTTCGTCTACTAATGACATGACTAATCGGCAGCTATTGTTTTAAGGGATTTATTCATACTTTGAAATAATTGAGTGTGATCTGTTAACAACTCTTCGGTGTTATCATCCATTTTAGCACCAGCTGTAACAGCTGTAGCAGTGGTGGTTGCTGTATTGTTTCTGACAAGTCTAGAAAGTTGTTCTACATTTAAACCTACACTTTCTGCTAAAACTTTTCTCTGAGTACCAACCAATTTACTAAATTCAGCTTCACCGCCGACCTGTTTCAATATCTCTTTCATCATACCCTCTTGGTCATCCATAAAAGCTAATTGTCTTGCCTTATCAAGGTTTATCTCCCTACCGAGTAACATTGAAGCTTCCATTTGTTTTTCAATAGAGGATTCAAAATCAAGTAGTGCTTCTGTTGTTGATGCAACTGCACTCATATTCAAACCTAATTTTTTAGCGGCGGCTGCTGCTTTAATTACATTCATACCACCATCTTTTGCAAATGTAGCAAAATGTTCAGCATTGTCGGCTACATCTTGAAATATCTCACCTGGTGCCAATCCCTGCATTTCTAACATCTGACCTGTTGTTTCTATCTGAGATAACAATGCTTCCCTGCTAGCATCGGATATTGACTCCATTATAGATAATGTCTTTGCTAATTGTTCTTCACTCTGACCAGTAACTGCTGCTGTTTTAGCAAATTGTAAACTTAGATTAGCTGCTTCTCGTACACTCAATCCCAATTCATTTCTTATTGCAGTCTGTGCTGCTTTGATGTTTTCTACTTCTAAACCATATACCTTTCCTGCAAGAGCTAGAGCCCTAGTTTGAACTTCTAATCTTGCTGATAGCATTAATGAAGTTCCTAATTCCTTTCGAGTCTCCATTGCACCTTTTGCAATATCAAATAGTATTTTAACAAGAGCTGCTGCGGCGACTGCAAGTGCTATAAATGGATTTGCCATTAGCACGGTTATAAAATTTTTAGCTCCCATGACCAAACTCTGTACACCGCTGAGTTGATCTTGGATACCTTTAACCATGTCGTTTGAAGCGATTACAGCTTTTCGGTCTAAATCAAACTTTTTTAATTGTTCTGTTGTGGCATGTTCTCCTAACGCCTTTTTTTTCTCGTTCAATGCCACCAGCATTTTTTCAGTACCCAACACATTACTTATTACTGAATTCAAACCCTCTTCGGTTTTAAGCTGTTCTTTTAATTCTCTACCTAAATCCTGATAGCCTGTATTTACTTCATCGATTAATTTTTTACGATCTGCTATAGCTTTATTTAGTCTTTTTTCAGCATCACTTTGTTTTATTGTGTCTTTAAATGCCATAATTTAAATTCCTAGAATTAAAACTGATTCCACATATCATCTAAATAATCTTCTCGTTCTTTTTTTGTCATCTTAGCTAAATGAGCCTCACCTTGTTTTCTTAACTCTTGAGCTCTATCCAATAAATTACCCAATTTAGGGTCTTTTTTCTTAATATTCTTTACAACTCTATTAGCTGTATTGGTAGCAATTTTTGCAAAGAACCTGTCTAGAAATCCCTCTGTTATTTCAGGTTTTACTTTTTTATATTTAGGCATTTGAATCTCCGATTATAATTAAGTGTTATAACTCAATAATAAATATCAAATATGATAAAATTTAAGTTTTATATTTATTCATTTCCTTTTTAAGTTCTGCAGATTCCGTTTTATAGAATTTAAGCAGACGTTTTAAATAAAATGTTCGGAGATATATAGGTAGGTTGTATACTTCACCAAAGGTAAATCCACCTTTAGCATGTAAAATTATTTGAAATATTTCCTCATGTAATGTTACCTTATACTCAAGTGGTAGGCCAAAAAAATCGCACGGTGACAGGAATCGTCACCTCACTCTCCTTTCCGTTTGAATCCACAACTGTTGTAGTCATGTCAACATCTGGTGTAATACTTGATAAATAATTTCTAAAAGCTAAAGAATCCCTTGATAAAAATTCATTATCTACAAAGTTATTTATATACTCTCTATCTGTTTTTCCATCCACGGATATTATCATATGTTTAAGTCTTGTTGTTAATTGTGAACTCTGTATCTTTGATACTTTTTTTCTTGCTTTAATCTCCAAATCTATATTGTTTTCGTCTGTGCCGTTTAACAGCTTAAATTTAATTTCCCTCTCTGAATTCGGTAGTTTAAATGAGAACTGATTCACACCCTTTGGAAATTTACTTAAATCCATTTGTTTTGCTTCAAGTAATGATAAGTCTGTTTTTTGTTCTACACCATCGTATTCAAAATCATAATCCTTACCATAACCAAGAATCCTAGCAGCTATCATAATTGCATTCTTATCACCGATTAATAAATCATGAACTTTTACTGATTTATCTACGATTAAAGCTTCAAGCAATACATCGATAACACTACCTTGTTGTATTAAATTCTGTGAGGTTAAAATATCCTCTTCCTTTGCGGTCATGTATTTTACTTCGACCTTGCCTTTGGACAACGGATGTCCATCCATGTAAAAATGTCCTCGTGATGGTAATTCAACCATCTCCGTAGGAAATTTGTAATCAGCCATATTGACTCCTATTATTTAATTATATATATAACGATTTTTGTTGTAAAACTATTTTATTTTTTACCAAACTTCTCTGCTGCTGTAACTCCCAAACCTACTACTGAAATATACATAAAACACTCTAGTATTTTATCCTTGACTTCAAATGCTGTAAACGTATCAGCACCCCAACAACATATTAACATGAAGAACGATGCAAATCCAACAAACCTCTTGGATGATATCTTAGCATCACTTGACAACATTTCTCTTATAAAACTCATATTTACTCCTTAGAATTGTAGGATAGCGTAATCGTACTTTAATGTTAGGGTTATTTCAGCTGGATCGGTTGAAGCATAATCTAAATCACCGAAGTTAGCTGATTGTATGTAAGCTCCTTTTAGTACCCACTCTTCAACAACATCACCTACCGGCCCTAATAAGTTAAAAGTAACATCTTTTTTGTAGAAATCAGAATAGCCATCACGACCTGTTACTGATTCATGACCTAATCTAACCCATTCCATGACTGCTTGTGCAGCAGATGGAACAACTGGATCATAAAGTGTAATATCAACTGGCTGCCAGGCACCCTTACCTTTGATATATCTCTTAACATTGATGTGATCTAACACTATTTCCTCAAACTCTATTGAGGGTCTGTTTGCAGTTTTAATCAGATACGCTGGAATCCCCTCGATGTACATGATGAACCGATTTTTTGTTTTCGGTTCAAAGGGGGTGAACATAATTTCTGACGGGTCTAATGTAGCCATTCTTTATTCTCCTAAAAAAGTCTTTATTTCTACTCATAAATAAATATCATATAAAGAAATTTTCATTAATTTATAAAAAGAAAAACCCCTCGGATAAGGGGCTTTTCAGTATACACTAGTGTATTTATAAGTTAAACTTATTCAGGAAATGTAGCACCTGTAGGTTGAACGATGAAGTCTAACACGATGAATTCAGCAGTTCTTGTAGGCTGTACGAATATCTGTCCTACTAACTGATTTCTATCCACCACATCAGGTGTATTGTTTGAATCATCCATGACAACCCTAAAAGCACTTAAACCACTATTGGATTGAACTTGTTCTAGATACGGATTAACAATATTTAAGAATCTATTCCTTAGTGCTTGAGTATTCTGTTCAAATACCAAATACCTTGATGCACTTGCAATAAATTTTCTTACTGTAATCAGTAACCTACGAACATTGATTCTATCCAATGCTGATGGTTTGGATTGTAATGTCTTTTGTCCAAATACCACTACTCCTTGGCCTGGGAATGAAGCTATTGGATTTACCCTGCCTTCATAGAGTTCATCTCTCTCAGCATGGGTTAATCTTGTCTTAGCTTCCAACACAGTTGTCAATCCACCTCTGTTTAAACCAGCTGGTGCAAACCATTCATGAGCTACCCTATCGGTATATGATATCACACCAGGTAATACTACCGATGGTGGCACCCATACAGGTCTACCAGTGCTAGCATTTACTATCTTAACCCACGGATAATAAGTAGCTACATAGTTGGTATCCAATGCTTTTATGGTATCGACAACAGTTTGAACCGAATCCGTATAAGCTGCTGAATCCATGATATACAATGCATCTGCTCTAGCTTCCGTCTTGGATATTGCATGATTTGTTACTACTGGATGTAGTCTGTGAATGACACCAGGTGTTACCAATAAATTGATATCAAATTCGTCTGGATTACTTACAGCGTTTATCGCTCTCTTATAAGCAAGAGTACCATTAGCAGTTGTTGATGA